AGGTCGAACACATAGGGCCAGCGCCAGTTGGCCTGTGCGGCGTCGGGGTTCCGGGTCAGGCTCACATAGGCCATGGCGTCGAGCCAGGGCGCCGCCTCCAGCACTGCGTCCCGCGCCGCCTCGGCCTGGGCCAGCACCTTCAGCGCGGCGTTCGTGGTCAGGTTGGGGTCGATGGTCTCCACCTGGCTCTGCCCCAGGTGCGCGAGCGCCAGGTTGACGATGCTCAGCTTGTCCGCCATCCGCCGCCCTCCGATTTGGTTAAGGAATGCTTCACGTGAAACATTCCTCCAGTAACGGAACAGGGGCGGGCGGAGATGACCGCGCCCGCCCCTGCCGTTTCCCGAGCCGCTGCGAAGTTGAGAGCCACGCGGCAGCCGGGGAAGACTTCGCGCCTTACCGCTTCTGCCCGGTCAGCTGCCAGGTCAGCGTGCCGGCGGCGGCGGCCGAGTTCACCTTGAACAGCAGTTCGCACTGGTCGCCCACCGCCTTGGCCGCGGCCAGGTTGGCGTAGCCCAGCTGCTCCCACAGGGGCTTGAAGTAGTTGGCGATATCGACCGACTTCAGCGCGCTGGCGCTGCCGGCGGCGGTCGCCACGTCCTGGGCGTTCACCAGGGCGTTGGGATAGGTGATGTCGCCCAGCGACAGGGTGGTCCCCGTGCCCAGGTCGTCGAAGTAGAGCGTCGAGGACGGGTTCAGCACCGTCTCCCAGGGCAGGACGGCCGCCTGCACCAGGTCGTTGGCGGAGGCCGCCAGCTCGATGGTGTCGCGGACGATGACGTGATCGGTCCCGTTCTCCAGGGTGGAGGGGATCTGGCGGAGCGGCAGGGTCTGCTTCGGCGTGCCGACCTTGGAGCCGTAGAACTTGGCCACTGTAGTTCCCTTTCAGGGTTCGCCGGGGTCCGGCGGGGCCGCGAGGCCCGATATCGAGAAGGACGAAGCGGCGGGGTCGCCCCCGCCGCCCGCGGCTTAGCTGGCGGCCGGCTCCTTGCAGCGGATGTCCACCACGGCCGCGTCGTAGCGGCGGCTGGCGCCGTGCTGGGCCTTGTAGAAGGCCTGCGGGGTGTCCGACTTGTCGTGGCGGATGCGGATGGAGGCGTTGGTGATCTCGCGGCCCTTGTAGACCACGGCCTGCTTCACCCACGCCGGGATCCGGCGGATGCCCGAGCCGGCGGCGCTGTACGGCAGCCGCTTCTCCGGCAGCTCGATGAACTCGAAGCCGAGGAAGCGCGTCACCTTGCCCTCCACCAGGGCCGAGGCCCCGGCGTAGTAGGTGCTGGTCACCGGGATGCGGGCCAGCAGGTCCTCCAGCTGGTCGGGGCTGACGGCGATGTAGAGCTCGCCCTCCACCTCGCTGTTGCGCAGGATGGTGCGCGCCCGCAGCAGCTTGCCGACCGACAGGCCGTAATCGGCCGACGCCGCCGGGATCTCCTCGTCCTGGTGCACCACGGACTGCAGGTTGGCCGGGACGATCTGGGCGTTGGGGAAGGCCACCGGCGTGGGGGCCGCGTTCTCGTCGGCGCGGGTGTAGGCGCTGCCGAACATGCCCTGGTTGATGATGTAGTCGTCGGCCTTGCGCCAGCGACCGGCCATCAGGGCGGCCATGGTCGGGTTGGTCGGATCCTCCAGGGTCGCGGCCTTGTCCACGTTGTCCAGCCAGGCGCTGTCCTGGAAGGTCGCGAACATGCCGACCCGGCGGGTGAAGCCCAGGAACTTGTCGGGGGTGTCCGGCACGCGGGTCTGCACGTCCTCGGGGTCCGAGGTGCCGATGTCGTCGGCGTTGAACATCGTCCCGGGCTCGGAATGGCTCAGGTCGGCGTCCACGGCGCGGATCAGCTTGCTGTCGGTCTGCTGCGGCGCGAGGTTCAGGTTCGCGCGGAACCCCGGCACGTACTGGGAAAGAACGCTGTCTTCGTTGGTGGGCACGGTAGGGCTCCAGGCTGCGGCCAGGCGCGCACGCCCGGCGGTTCGATCAAGGGTGTTGATCGGCAGCGGTCCCCGGCTTCGATGTCCGGGCGCGAGCCTGGGCCTTTAACGCCCCCTCGGGCGCCGCCTGCCTATCGGGCCTGGGGTCCAGGGTGTCCGACGCTTGGGCGGTAGAGGGCGCTCCGCATTCACCGCGGCGTGCTGATCCGCGATTACTGACGAAGCGCCCGATACGCATGGGCTGGACTGATTTGCTGCGACGGTCAAGCCGCGGCCCGGCCCTCCGCCATCGCCAGCAGCGCGCGCCGGCGCGCCAGCACCTCGGCGTGCTGCGGGTGGAACTTGTCCCGCAGGGCCGGGTTCTGCGCCAGGTCGTTCAGCTCGGCCTTGGCCTGCGCCGGCGTCAGCGTCCGGCCGCCGGCCGCCGCTTCGCCCGGCTTGCCGTTCGGGGCCTCGGGCTCGGCCACCATATCGACCACCTTGGCCAGCACGCGCGTCAGGGCCACGCTGCTGCCCAACCCCTTGGCGTTCAGCTCGTCCACGATGCCGTCGCCGCCGTGCTTGCGCAGGAAGTTGCCGATCTCCTGGGCATAGGTCTCGTACTTGGCCCCGAACTCCTTCTTCAGCTCGGTCTTGGCCGCCTCCTCGGCCGCCTTGGCGGCGTCGGTCTCGGCCTGGGCCGCGGCCTCGGTCTGGACGTTCCAGAACTCGACCATCTGGGCCGCCTGCGCCTGGGTCAGCCCCGCGGCGTGGGCGGCGGGCAGGAAGGCCCCCAGCACCGCCTTGGCGTCGTCGCCCGCGTCGTCGGCCAGGCCGATCTTGTAGCCCTCGGCGGTCTCCGGTCGCCCCAGCCGGTTGTAGATCGCCGCCATGGCCGCCGGATCGTCCAGCTTCTCCGGCAGCTCCAGCAGGGCCTCCGGGTTCTTGCCCAGCCGCTTCAGGGCGTTGACGTGCGCCTGCGCCAGTTTTTCCGGGGTGTCGTACTTGTTGACGTTCCGGTCGTTCTTCAGCGTGTCGGGCAGCGCCTCGTACCAGGGCTTGTCGCCCGCCCCGCCGGCCTGGGTGGACCCGCCGGCCCCGCCGGTCCCGCCGGCCCCGCCAGCGCCGCCGGCGCCGCCAGCGCCGCCGGCGCCGCCCTCAGAACTCGTCTTCGTCGGGTCCGCTTCCGCCCCTTGGGAAGTTTGCTGATCGGTCATCTCTCGTTCCTTCGATGACGCCGCTGGCCAGCCCCACCAGGACGCTCGCCTGGTCGAAGTCCGCCAGCTCGGCGATCGACAGGACCGCGAAGGCGGCCCCGTCCATGTAGGCGCGCTCCTCGGCGCCCATGTCGCGGGGCCGGACCACGCCCACCCCCGCCTCCTTCAGCGCGTGGGCCAGCACCAGCCGACCCACCTCGCCGCCGAACACCTGGCGGTAGGCCCGCCGGATCTCCGCCTGGTCGCCCCGCCGCAGCACCGCCACCAGCATGGGCCCGTCGAACGGCGGCGCCGCCGCCTCCGGCGCCGGCGGCTCGGCCGGCGTCCTGCGGGGTTTGCGCGCCATGCCTTACGCCGCCTCCGCCATCTGGTCGGCCCCGGCCAGGTTGGCCGCGCCTTGCGAGGCGTCGCGGAACGCCTGGGCCTGGGTCGCCGCCTCGCGGGCGGCGGCCTCGTCCTGGCGCTGCTGGGCCATCTCGGCCCGCACCTGCTCCACCTCCTCGCGCGAGCGCAGGGCGGCCGGGGGCGCGCCCCAGGCCTCCGCCAGCGCCCGCAGCCCCTCCTCCAGCGCCAGCACGGCGGTGGCGGACGGATCCAGGTTGTGGGCCTGCGTCGCCGCCCCCAGCAGCCGCACGATGGCGTCGCCCTGGCCCTGGCGCTGGGCCATGGCCAGGGGGCCGGCATAGTCCCAATCCACCTCGATCCCGCGCAGCGACGGCGGCGGGTCGGGGATCAGCTGCTCCTCGATCATCGCCTCGAGGGTGCGGTCCCCGGCGCGGCCGATCAGGTCCCGGTCGATCGACGGCACGATGGACGACATCGCCTTCAGCCGCAGGTCGCGGCGCTCGCGGATCTCCTCGGCGGTGACGTTGCCGTTGTCCCGCAGGCTCATCCAGTCGACGTAGAAGGCCTTCTCAATGTTGGCCTGTAGCCGCTGCAGGTAGGCGTCGCCCACCGACACGTCGCCAGCGATGTCCAGCTTCTGGATCGCGTCCTTGGCCGTGCCGAAGCCCAGCCCGGCCTGGTCGTAGGGGTTGGCCGCGCCCGGGCGGCGGTCCAGCGGCTTGCCGAACATGCGCTCCGGGTACATCAGCGGCGGCTCGTTCCGCAGCTCCACCCCGCGCTCCACCGCCGCCTGCAGGTGGTTGTAGACCATCACGTCGGGCAGGGCCTCCCAGGCCAGGCCCGTGCCGTAGCAGCTGCCCTCCTCGACGTTCAGGCGCGGGACCGAATAGGGGAAGCTCTCGTAGCCCCCCTCCTCCAGCACCGCCTTGTGCTCCCAGGCCACCACCACGTCGGCGAACGGCTTGCGGGTGGCCACCGCGCCGGCCGCCCCGCCGTCGCGCGGCTCCACCACGTGCAGCAGCTCCACCGGCGTGTTGGCCTTCTTGTCGTCCTCGGCCAGCTCGCGGATCTTCTTGACCGCCAGCGCCGCCGGAAACCGGCGCACGCAGCGCCAGGCCGGCAGGCGATAGGCGAAGTAGAGGGTGTCGATCTCCCCGTCCTCGCTCTCGGCGATCCAGCAGGCCCGCAGCGGCCGGGCCTGGTAGCGCGGGCCGAAGCCCCGGCGCCGGCCGGTCCACAGCACCCCCGTGCCGAAGCCCGCCAGCTCCAGGTTGGTGCGCGCCACCCCCGACAGGAAGCCGCCCTGCGGCAGCATCATGCGGTCGAACACGCCCCACTCGACGGTCTCCAGGAAGTCGCGCGCGGCGGCGTCCAGCTCCGGCCGCCGTCCCGACTGCACCAGGCCCCGGTCCACGTTCGGCTTGATGAACGGCTGGGCCACATCGACCATGTAGGCGGTGATAAGGGCGGTCGATCGCTTCAGCGCGCTCATGCCCACGCCGGTGGCGATCCGCCGGCGCCGCAGCTGGCCCTGGCGCAGCGGCAGGGTCATCGACTTGCGGGGCATGAAGTAGTCGGCGATCAGCTGCCACTCGCTCTCGCGGTCCAGCCGGGCGGCCTTCAGCTCGTCCCAGCGCCGCATGATGGCTTTCACGTCCGCGGCCATGGCTCAGCCCTGCAGGCCGGTCAGCGTCTTGACGGGCGCGGCGCTCCCGCTCGACGCGCTGTCGGGAATGACCGAGGCCAGGAAGGTCGCGTTGCGCCCGCCCGACGCCAGGCGCTTGCGGCGCTCGGTCTGCTGGCGGTTCTCGGCGTCGGCCAGGTTGGGCGTGGGCGGCGGCGTCGCCACCGCCTGCTGCACCTTGGGCTGCTTGAACGACATGCGCGGCTCCCCGTGGAGCCTGAAGCCTCCCCCCGCGCGCGGCGGGGGGAGATAAGCCGGGGTGGTCAGGCCGCCGCCGCGTAGAGGCTCTCCACATACTGATCGAGCGTCAGCACCTCCAGCGCGTCACGGCGGCTGTCGAGGTCCGCCAGCGCGGCCTCGAACACGTTCCGCGCCGCGCCGGCGCTCGCCAGGTCATTGTGGTATGTGACGATCGCCAGGCCCTTGGTCGCCTCCGCTTGGTCGAAGTGCGCCTTGAGCGATTTGGTCCCGGCGTAGCCCGCGCTCGTGAATGTGCCGTTCGCCCCCTCGATCGAGCGCAGCAGGTAGGGGTCGCCCGGCGGTGAAGGCTCGCCGCCCGCGATCGGATAGCTTCCCAGCGCCGCCGGCGAGCCCTGGTAGGCGCGCATCGACCGGAACCCCTGGCGCACCTCGTTCCAGACGGCGTTGTCGGACGGGGTCACGTTCGAGAAGTACGATCCGTCGTGCCCGCCGTAGAGGCCCAGCGCCGTCTGCATCAGCCGGACCTTGGCCCAGGCCTCGGTGCGCTGCGGGCCGCTCATGGCGTCCCAGACCGTGCTCTGTTCGTTGTTCCAGGCCTGGGAGGCGATTTGCCAGCCGAACAGGTCGTGCAGGTTCTTCAGTTGCTGGACGGTCATGCCCGTCCCCCCGATCACCACGTCCGGCGCGCTGACGTAGGCGACGCCGGCCCAGCCGTACTCCGCCAGCTTCGGCGCCATGTAGGTGTAGTGGCTGGGATAGCCGTCGTCGGCGGTGAAGATCACCGCGCCCTTGGATCGGGGATTGGGCACGAACTCGATGCTGCCGACCCCCATCCTGAACGTGCCCGTCCCGCTGTCCCAGCTCGCGGTGTGGAAGGAGGCGTAGGTGACCGCCGTGAGCGTGGCGCCGGTTCCGGTTCCGACCAGCGAGGCCACCGGGATGGTGATCGGCTGCCAGCGCGGCGCCCAGGCGCTGTTGGACTGGCTGGCCAGCAGGCCGGCGGCTCCGGCCACCGCGTGCAGATCCAGCCCGTGATAGTTGGCGGACGGCGCCGCCGGCGAACCGGCCGAATAGAGGCGCAGCTCGAAGCGGTTCAGGAAGCTGTACATGCCGGGGCCCGCGCGGACCCAGATGCGGATCGAGCCGCCGGTCACATCGACCGGCGTCGTGAGCGCCGCGACCGGGAACAGGCTCAGCGCCGTGAAGCCGCTGTTGGCGAAGCGCAGCTCGGTCGTGCCGTACATCGCCCCCGCATCGGCCACGTCGGTCAGCGTGGCCGGCGGGCTGGTCACGTCGGCCCGCTTCTGCAGCTTCGCCAGCGTCCGCACGCCCCGGTAGGGGATCGGCTTCGCGTTGGCGCGCCCGCCGAACAGCGGGGCGACATCGCTGGACTTCCCCGAGGCGCTCCACCCCGGAACCGGGCTGGACACGGCCGCCCCGCCTCGACGCTCAAAGCCCAGTATCTCGGCGGCGATCAGGTGTTCCGCCAGGTTCACTGCGGCACCCATTCGCTGACCGACGTCAGGCGATAGCCGCCGTTCACCGGGTCCGCTTCCCAAGCCAGGGTTTGCACGAAAGTGAGACCACCCCCGGTCTTGGTGATGGTCGTGACGTTGCCGTTGCCGTCGCGGCCTAGCGTCTGGACCATGCCCGCACCCCGCGGGTCCATCGGATCCACCTGGACCTTCATGCTCGCCTCCCGCTATGGCCGGAGGCCCGCCAGGGCGCTCAATCGGCCAGGATCACACCGGGGCCAGCATGGGTTTGGCGGTCGCGGGGGGAGATAAGCCCGCCGGTCACCGGCCCCAGCCCCTCGGTCCCCAGCGCCCGGTATTGCTCGGCCTCAGCGATGTGGCTGTGGATGTTCTTCTCCGGGTGCGGCGAGTAGACGTTGCCGTTCTTCCGGAAGCGGTAACCGCCTGCCAGGGCCTCGATCAGGCCGACGCAGCTCGGGTCGATCACCAGCCCGTTGCGCCGCTTCAACATCTGGTCCACGGCGGTGCGCCGCACGCCTGGATCGTTGGTCGGGGCCAGCTGCACTTCGATTTGCGACGTGCCCTGCAGGATTTGCGCATAGGTCAGCTGTCGGTTGGTCGTCGACTTGGCCGCTGCTGAGGGATCAACGACGATCACCGCGCGACGGACGCGGGAAAAGCGGGTGTCCATCACGCGCCGGATCTCAGTTCCCAGCTCGATCAGGTCCATCTGCTGGTGCTTGGGGGCGATCTCCGCGAAGACGCGGTTACTGGCGCCATAGTCCCGCTGCCCGAAAGAGGCAGCCGGCTGCAGGGTGTTGCCCGCGTCTACCCCAATCACCATGGTGGCCTCGTTGTCGGCCTCCAGCGGCTGCGTCGCGACATGAACGGCGTCGTCAAACGCCTCATGCACCGGCTTGCCGTCGCGCGCCCAACCCGGCTGGCACTTCAGCAGCCGGCCCACGTCATAGTCCTCCATGGTGGAGGCCAGGTGCGCATAGTAGTCGGGGCGGATTTTCCGCAGGTTGTGCAGGTTTTCCGCGTTCGCCTCGAACG